CCGCGCCGCCGCCGCGTGCTCCATAAGCCTTGCAGTTATAAACCTGCCCGCCCGAGTCGCGCACGGTGAGCTGGCTGACGCCGTCGGCGGTGAACGTGCCGGTCGTCTCGTCCCAGGTGAATCGCGGGTCCGTCAGGGGGATCTGCGTGGGGCCTCGCGAGACGACAAACGTCCCCGGGGCGCTGCCGGCGAGGGCGAGGTCGGACTTGGAGATGTTGGTGGAATCAGCCATGATGGGGATATCCTCAGTAATAAGATGGTGTGCAATCCCTATTCCACACCCTGGGACCGCTGGCGACCCGACCGCTCTTAGAATTAATTTTCATTTATTGGAAATCGGAATTAATAAAATGGAAGAGCGGGCGGGGCGCTCGCGGTCTTAGGGGGGAGGGCCTTGGTTTGGGTCAGGTGGGCGGTTGGCCGTCCCAGGCGTGCTCGAGGACTTGTTTGTTGATGACTGCGAGTTCGTTGCGGATGGCGTTTTGCCGATGCTGGATGGCGTCGGCGCGGAAGACGTTGGTTTCCCACTCGGCTTGCAGCGTCCGCGCTTTGGCGGTGAGGCTGGCGATCGCTTCAGAGCGGTGCGGGGGGAGGGCAGGAGGGGGGCCGCCGCTGAGCTTGGGGGGCGGCTCTTTCTCTTTGGGCACCGGCGAATCTCCGGGAAAAAGAAGGGGGAGGCCGCGCCGGCTTGCACCGGCGCGTTCGGTGGGTCATCGCCAGAGGGAGACGACCTGGGCGACCTTGGGATCGCCGCTGCCCGCCGCCGGCTCGACGCGGGTCAGTTCGCCCAGCACGACGACGGCCGAGTTGGCGGCGGCCGTGCCGGGGAGTAAACTCCCTTTGATGTACTGATAGTTGAGGCCGAGGGCGCTGATCTTCTCGGCCGTGACCGTGACGAGCGCGTACTTGTTGTCGTCGGTCGCCTTCACGAACTGGGTGATGGCCGAGTTCGGGATCGCTGTGTAGGTGCCGCCCACCCCGGCGGCCGTCGCGCCTTTGACCTGGAAGTCGAGCGTGCCCGACGCTCCCAAGGTCCCCGTGTCGATGATGAACATGACCTGCCGGAACTTGCTGAGGTCGATCGCGGCCGTCAACTTCTCAGAGGCGGATTGGCTGGCAGAGTGGATGCCGTCCGCCGCGACGACCACCGTTTCGTTGAAGAGTTGCGTGTACATCGAGAAAGGCTCTCCCAGGTGGGATCAATGTGATAAGAGATGAAGGAAAGATCGAGGCGAACGGCAATCACCGTTCGCCCCAAAAAAAAAGGGCGAGTGGTCAGGTCGTCAGGAGGTGGCCGAGCTCAGGATCACGAACGGCGAGGTCTTGGTCGTGCCGTCCTGCTGGGTGAACGGGGCGTCGATCTGGGCCTGGCCGTCGACCCGCTCGATGATCCGGTAGGTGATCTGGTTGGTGTTGAACGCATACTGATCCGAGGCCGCGATCTCGAGTGAGCCGGTGTCGGCCGTGATGTACTTGGAGAAGTCGGCCAGGAGGACGTCGCCGGTCGTCCCGAGCGGGGGGAGCTTCTCGGTGAAGAGGACGGGGCGGCCGAAGAGGAGGAGCTGGCCCATCGCCAGCTTGGCCTCGTTGTAGCCGGTGCCGACGTTCGGGATATACGTCACCCGGCCGCTGGCGTCGACCAGTTGGACGAGCTGGCTGAACAGGTTGTTGGTCATCACCCAGACCGAATTCGGGCGCGACTGCGGGGTCATCGCCCCCATGACGTTGGCGGCGTCGGCGAGCTTGAACTGGTTGGCCGTTGCCCGGGTGGGGTAGGTGATCGTTGCGGGGGACTGGAGGACCCCCTTGGGCTTGGCCACGCCGTCCCCTTGAAGGAAGGCGAAGTCTTCGGCGTAGGCAATCGCCCCTGAGAAGAGCGATTTGAGCTCGGCGTCGAGCGAGATGAACGAGTCGGAGAGGAGGAACCGGCTGATCTTGGTGAGCCCTTGAAGCTCGTTGGTGACGATGTGAACCTGCTTGAATGCCGGTTCGGTCGGCGTGCCGGGCTGGGCCTCGCCGGTCCAGGTCATCTTGACGCCGCCGTAGTAGGCCGACTGAGGCGCTCCTTGCGTCCCCGACGGGACGAAGGTCTGGTTGAGCATCGGATAATAAGCTTCGCGCGCCGGCAGCTTCTTGTTGTTCGAGAAGGGCCGGACGATCGACTCTTCCTGCGCGAGCTGGAGTAGCTCCTGACCGTAGTCGGGGGCCACCGTGTAGCCGCCCGTCGCCCCCGAACCTTCCGCCATGTCCTTCTTGTCGAACACGCGGAACGACGAGCCGTAGACCTTTTCGAGATGCTCCTGCGCCTCGCGCTGACGCCCTGGGTACGTGTTCTGGCACTGGGCGATCGTGATCCACTTGACCTGGTCGGCCAGGCATTTTCGACGGTCGGCCTCGGACTCGCCGGGGTCGATCCGGCCGGTCCCCTTGAGGGGGTTGTACCCCTTGGTCGTGACCTCGGCCGCGCCTGCCGCGAAGCCTTCCGCCACGGCGGTCTTGATCGTATCCGCCAGGCTCGCGATCGGGTCGGCGCTGGCCGCTTTCTCGGCGATGCCGAAGGCGATCAGCTTGGTGGCGTCCTCGTCCTTGATGGAGACAATCGCGCCCTTCTGCTGCTCGTCGTAGTTCTTCAGAAGCTTGATACGCATGGGGAATTCTTTACCCTTTGTGGTTTTGAAGTCAGTGGGAAAGACCACGCTGGGTCCGGAGAGCTCCGCGCGAACCGCGATCGCCCACCTCGCGGGTGGTTCGATGGGTTTGTCGGTCTTCTCAGACGGAGGAGTGGTTTGGGGAGAGGGAGAGTGGGGTCAGACGACCCCGGTGATTCGTTCGGCCTCTTCGCGGACCAGCTTGCGGAGGCCGTCGGGACTGAGCATCGCGTTGAGCTTGGCGACCATCTCGGCCCGGATCTCCTGGTCGGACTGGACGACCAAGGGGGGGAGCGGCTCGATGGTGCTCTCGGTTTCCCAGGCGGCCCGCTTGCCCTGCGCTGGGGTTTTGAACGGCTGGTTCAGCTTGGTCAGGTGGGTGAGCTTGGCCGCGACGTGATGCGCGGTCGGGGCGTGGCCGTCCCCCATCACCTTGTAGCACTTGATGCAGGCGGCGGGGTCTTCCTTCGACCCGATCACGTCCTCGGCGGCGTGGGGCACGTGCCCCTTGGTGTGAAAGCTTTCGATTCGCCCGAAGCCGTTGTAGTGCGGCGCCTTCACCCGGACATGGTCGTATTGCCTGAGCGGGCCGATCGCCTTGGGTTCGGGGGCGTCGTCGTCTTCGTCTTCTTCGAGCTCGTCGTCTTCGTCGAACTCGTCTTCTTCGAGCTCGCCTTCATCTTCTTCAAGCTCGTCGTCTTCGTTGAACTCGTCTTCATCTTCTTCGAGCTCGTCGTCTTCGTCGAACTCGTCTTCGTCTTCTTCGAGCTCGTCTTCTTCGAGTGCTTCGTCTTCTTCGAGCTCGTCGTCGTCCTCAGCCTTGGCTCTGATCCGTTGCCGGCATTTCTCGCAGTCGTCGTTGTCGCCGTCGCAGGAGCACTTGGTTTTGGCGTCCTCGATGGGTTCGGTTTCCATGGGGTCCTCGGGGACTTTCAGATTGAAGACGGGGCGATGCACCCCCTTGTTAACAGCGACGACCAATGCTTGTGCATTCATAGGGAGGCTGCACACGCTGTACTCGAGCAGAACGCAGCGGCGAATGACGCGCTCGGCCCCTTTCCAGTCCGGGCGGCGGAGGAGTTCCTCTCGGGTTGGCGGCCCCCACTCGCCGGGCTGGAAGTTGTCCGGGGGGCGGAAGCCGATCGAGATTCCGCGCAGGCTTCGGCTCTTGATCTTCCGCCAGACCGTCTCCGTCTCGGGGTCGTCGTCGAAGACGGTCTTGGCGTAGAGCCCGTTGAACTCGCGCGATTGCTTGGCCTTGATCCACTCGCAGCGTCCCAGCGGCCAGCGCCCGAAGTCGTGGAAGGCGAGGACGCACGGGTTGCCGTCCTCGGGCGTCTTGCCCAGGAAGAAGGTCTTGTAGTCGATCCCGGCCGACACCACGACGTCGCGCTCATGGTCGACGCAGTCGGTCGAGATCCAGGCGACCATCGACCGCTCGCCGGGCGTGAAATGGTGCTCGACCGGGTCGAACACCTTCCGGGTGAGCGTGAACCCATTCTCATTGTTCGTCATGGGCATACGCCCTCAAGGTGGTTTTGTTTGGTTTTGTTTTGCTGGGGAGATGGTCGATTGTCATGTCACAGGACGGGCGTCATCTTGAACGGTTGGGCCGTCGCAAGCCTTTTTTAGGCGATGAACCTCGCCGGCGATGTCTGGTGGTGCTCGGCTTTGGCCTGGCGGATCCGCCGGCGGGTCCGACCTGCAATGTCCCCGTTCCCCCCTGCCAGAACTGCCCGATCGCATTGAGGGCCGGCATCAAATAAGGCTGGGCCTGCATGGTGGCCGTCCCCTGTTCGACGGCCACCGCATAGGGCACGTCTGCCTGGATCGTGAGGACTCGATCGCTCGCGCGATAGCTGGAGCTGATCGACGCCTGGAGCCTGCCGGACCGGACCGGGGCGAGCTGTTGCGCCGTTTCGACGGCCAGCTTACCGCTGGCGTGCATCCGCTCGTCAATGGTGCGAAGGAGGCGGTCGATGCCCGCCTGGTCATACGCGAATGCCATCGTGTTTTTACCCGTTATGGGACGCGCCGGTGGGCATCCTGTGGTGCTCAACGGATTTTTTGCAGCCCCGAAGGGGCGACCGTTTCTAGCCAGGGGTGAAACCCTGGAAAATATTCCGATGCCCGAGTCGATTGTAGCCCCGAAGGGGCGACCGTTTTTAGCCAGGGGTGAAACCCCTTGAAATTCGTATGAGCTCAAATCAATATTCATTGCAGCCCCGAAGGGGCGACCGTTAAAGGCGTCGGGCTCACTCAGACGGTCGCCCCTTCGGGGCTGCGGAGATCTAATCTGCTACGTCTCTTCCAGGGGTTTCACCCCTGGCTAAAAACGGTCGCCCCTTCGGGGCTGCAAACAGAGGGCGCTCTCTCCTCC